TGTCGCCATCGGAAGAAATTCCCCCGTGAAAAATCGGCGCGTTCAACACGGCATCGTACTGACCATTGATTAGGAAGCTGGCATTGGTGAAAGCGGTCCAAGCGGATAAGCTGGGAGCCGTCGCGCCGATCAGCGTCAGCACTTGGTTCGTCGCGGTGCCAGCCAAGTTGGTGGAGGTGCCCCCCGTCGAAGTAGCCAACAACCGGTTGATTTGGTCGGCGGTGTAGATATTACTCGAGGCGGACGGCAGCGGTGTGTACGGCAGGTTGCTGGCATCCCAATTGCCACTCGTGTTCGTCAGCACTGATACCTGAAATGAAACGAACGCTGCATTCGGCGCTTTGCTACTTGGCAGACAAATCAAATAATCTCCGGCAAATACATTGGTGAATGTCGCCACAAAGTTTGTCCCCGTGTAGCCCGTGTAAGTCACTTTCGGTACAAACAATCCGCCAGTGGTCCGCTGCGTCGCCAAGGGAGTCCAACTCACCGGCCAATTGGGATATTTCAAACCAAAGTTGCCGCCGACGTTGACGGTGATTTGATTGGTTTGCGCCAGTGCGGAAAATGCCGCAGTGGCGCACAGGCAGAATCCCAAGATGAATTTCATGTGATGGTTGGTTGCGGGGGTTGGATTTGAACCAACGGCCTTTCGGTTATGAGCCGAACGATCTACCTGACTGATCTACCCCGCGATTAAAGTTACAAGCCGGCTCGTTTCCCAAACGGCAGCGCCACATTCGTCAGCGGCACCGTATTCGTGTTTTGCACCTGCACGCGCCAATAAAGCGTCCCGCCTGAATCCACCGCAAACACCGGCCCTACAATGTTCGTTCCATTGCCGGCCACAACGTAGTTGGTCACGGTATTCCACACCGCGCTATCTACGCTGTTTTGCACCACAAACGTAACATTGCTTGCGCCCGTATTGGCCCCATTGAACACCGCGAATTCCGGCTGAAAAGAAAACCATTTGGAATAGTTAATCGTAATGTTCTGATAGCTATTGGTCGTCAGGGCCGAAACCGTATTCGTTCCCCCGTTAAGCGTCCCGGCATAAGCCAATGTCTGGGCGGGACTGGTAGTGACCGACGCAACCAAAAGAGCCGCGCAGACAATGATGAGTTTATTGATCGTTTTCATGGTGTGTTTTTATGTTGTGTTTTTTTTGACTTACAAATCAGAGCCGGCAGGCGGCGGAACGGGAGCCGTAACTTCCAACGGCGGGACCACCGGCAAAGAAGCGATTTCCTCATTGATTACTGCCACCTTTTCCCCGGCCATTTCCGCTAGGGCTAAGTCCGCTTTCGCCCGGCGCTGTGCCATTTCGAGGGTTGCCTTTTGGTGAGCCTCAACATTTTTGGCCGCAAGTTCATCGGCGGTTTTCTTGGCCTTCGCCGCTTCATCGGTCACTTGGTCATGTTTTTTCTTATTGTTGGCCGCGAGTTCGTCCGCCGCTTTCTTGTCCGCCGCCTTTTTGAGCTTCGCCGCCAGCGCCGGATTATCCATCAACTTTTGATGCGCGGCCTGATCGGCTTTGACTTTATCCAAAGCCGCCTTGGCATCCTCTGGTTTGACAAATTTCTGCGAGCGGAAAATGTTGTAGTCCGGCTCCCATCGCTGAATCTCCGCTACCTCCGGGTGTACGTTGCCCAGAATCAAATGCTCCCGCATGATGTGTTCTTGCGTAGCGATTGGCACTTCCGGGCCAGCCAGCAGGGTAAATAATTCTTCCCCGTGATTGCGGACTAATAGAATAGAAAGGCGCATATTTTTATTGGTGTTTTGATTCCACGTCTGCCCCCGCCGATTAAGGTCAGGGGCAGGATGAAACCACTACAATTACGGATGCGTGAGCAACTGCGCTGCACGGGCCAGAATCGGCCCGTAGCCATAGGCGGACTCAATGACTTCAAAGTCGCGGTCGGCCTGTGCGAGACCCCAATGGCGATGGTTGAAGCTGATGCCCGTCGCCAAATCCGTCGCGATGTCATACGAAACCAATTGCTGCCGCACACCCGCCGCCGGGTCAATGGGAGCGAACGCCGCCGCCAGCGCCGAAGCAAAGGCGATGATGCCTTGCAAATTACAACCATTGGCCGGGAATGCCGGCATCTTGGCGTAATCGAAGCCGGACAGTTTCGGGAACTGCGCATCCTGAATCACGCTGGTGGTACCGATGTTCAACGCCAGTTTGTAGGTCGGGTCTTTGGCCAACACATTATCCAGCGTGGTCCCGACGATTAACGCGCGGCCCCCGTCTGGCCAATTCAAGTTCGTGGCCACCGTTTCCAAATCTTTGATCTGGTTGCTGTCGTAGCCACCCGCCGCCATGTTCAAATTCGGGTTGAACGCGGGGTCGGCCTGCGGAATGGTCGGAAAGTTTGCCGGAGTGAAGACGCTCAGCAAATCAAGCAGGATGTCCACGCCGAGTTTTTCCGCATTGATTTTCCCAAGGCGAACCGAATCAAAGTACGGCTGCCGGCGGAACGTGTTGGACGAATAATCCAACGGTTGAAATTTCCGTTTGTTGACCGTGATCGTCTTGCTATTAGTGTTGGTGCCCTGACCAAATTGGTAGCCGGTACCACCCGTGCCATCGCCATCCACAAAATCCTGACTGGCAGCGGCTTGCAACGGGTAGTAAGGCACCACTACCGTGTCTGTACCTTGCAACGGCACATTGCCGAAGATGGTGGCGAACAACCGGGCCGGGAGAACGCGTGTAGCGAAGTCGCGGACGGTTTCCTGCATGATCAAAACGCGCTTCAAACCCACGTCAATGGTGTTGACCGCCGCCGCATTCAACACGGGCAGAATCTTGTCGCGCGATTCGGCATAAACCAAAGCCACCTTTTGGCTTCGGTCCACTGCCGTACCAAAAGCATGTTCCCCGGATTTGTTGCACACCCCAAGGTTCAATTCCTTGAGGGCATTGCGGACAGAAACGTCTTTGGTGATGACTGCCGGACTGCCAATCAATCCCGGAGCGCCCGGCAATACCTGCGGACGCGCCTGCAACTCGGCAAGGTAGGTTTCGTCAGCGACCGCCCGCAGCACCGCTTTCGGAGCTTCATCGGCAGTGACTTGGCAATTAGTGACCAAATCAGCCACGGCATTTTCAATGCGCATCTTTTTTTGTTCGGTCAACTGCGCCGTGATCAAATCAAGCTGCAATTTCAGCGCGGCATTATCCACACCGGGAGGCGGCGGAGCAACGGGGGCAACTTTCAGCTTGGCACTCACCAGCTTGAGGGTTGCGTTGATAACTTCATCGCTCGCATCATCGGCGACGACAAAGCCATTCTCTTTCAAGAATGCAATTACTTGTTCTTTTTTCATGGTTGTGTTTTTGGTTTTGTCGTCGCTGACGACGGTTATATTTTTGAGCTTATCCGGTGTCTTGCCGAAATTGGAAAAGTCGAATGCTTTGGCTTCATTCAGAAAAGCAGTGGCGGTTACGCCGGAGATTTCGTTACACAGACCGAAGGCGACTGCATCGTCAGCAGACATCCATGTCTCGCCTTCATTCATCTTCGCCAGACATTGCGCCTGAGTTTTTCCCGTTTTCTCCGCCAAGATGGAAGCGATAGACTGCGCGTGAACATCCAGCTTATCCGCCAGATCGCGGCAATCGCTGGCATTCATGGAGTCTTGCGGCAAGGCGGATGGCGGATGAATCATTCCCAGCGCCCCATTCAGAAAAACCGTTTTCTTACCGGCGCAAGCGATGATTGCCGCGATGGAAGCTGCCACGCCTTCAACCTGACAGGTCACTTTATTCTTCCGACCTTGCAGCATCCCGTAAATCGCCACGCCGTCCCATACGTTGCCGCCACGGGAATTGATATGAACGAGGATTTCATTATTTACCGGGATGTCTTTCAACGCAGCCGCGAAGTCTTTTGCGGCGATGCCGTCATCACCTACCCAAGTCTTGCCGATCTTGTCATAGATCATTATGTCGGTCGCCTCGGTAGTCGCCGCATTCTTGACCGTGAACCATTTGTAATTATTTGGCATCGCTACTAGGGGGTGAACGTCAACTTTTCAACGCGGCGGATTTGCCGGGGGAGTCGAGGAGACGCTTATCGGCTGCGCTGGCGGCGCGAGCAAATCGGTCATGTCATTAGGGTCCAACGAAAATTCAACCGCCACGGCTTTCAGAGCTTTGAGTTCCCGCGCCTTTTGCCGCAGCGTTTCCATCCAGTCATCGCCCATTTCGCCGCAGATAGACTGCATGGTCCGGTTGCCGGCCCGCCACTCGGCCAACAACGCGCTAGTGTTGCGACCGACATCCACATTGACGGCACGCGGCGGGCGGACTGCCAGCTTGGTCCAATCTTGGGGCTTATTTGCAATCCGGCGATCTTGGCTGGAGCCAGTGCTGATGACGTAAATCCAAACCTGTTTGAACTTCGAGGCGAGCAAGGCGGAGCGGGCGCGAAACTGCGAATTCTGCTTATCGAGAATGCCGCGATAAACTGTCCCCTGAATTGATTCGGGGTAAATCAGAATGATGGCGATACCAACGCCATTGCAAATCTGTTCGGCAATGTAGCGCCAATACCATTGCTGCGATGCGGTCGGATTGTTCGGCGTCGGTACATCGTACTCGTCGCCAATCTTCATCACCTTCTTGGTTGGTCCAAAGACGCGCTGGTAATACTCCGTCAACGGGTTTTGCGCGCCTAGATTGTACGTCGTCAGGGCATCCAAGTTCTCCTGATTCGCGTCAAACTGCGCGGCCTCGTCGAGCACTTCTCCCGTTGGCGTTTTGATGATGGCCGTTGTGTCCGCCGCCTCTTTCGCCTTGGCCATTTCCCACCGGGCTAAATCGTCCATGTCGTGCATCAGATTCAGCACGGCGTAGAAATGAGTTATCCCCCGATACATTGACACGCGAGTAGGCTCAAAAACGTGAATCACATTGGCGGCGTCAACCCATGTGTACGTCTCCATGTCCAAGCCCGTTTGCATCCAATACCCGGTTGGCCGGCCCTTGGAATCAATCGTCACGCCGTCAATAATGGTTCGGCCTTCTTCCCCGGCCATGTTCGGCGGGGTGCCGACGCGATGCCCTTCAATGAGTTGGAGCCGCGGGCGAAACGGAGCCGTGTCGCCGCGCGTCTTTATGAGAAATACTTCCCCGTCAATAAACCATGTCCGCGCAATCAACCCTTGCAGGCAAGGCCAGTCTTGCAAGCTGGTCAAGTCCGGGTACACGCTCCATTCATCGAAATACTGTTTCGCCAGAGCGGTCCAACTTTCGTTGTCCCCATTGGGAGACAAGATTAGACCATTGGCACCGACGACGTATTGCTCGAAGACATCCGCCAACGCCTGAACCAGCGAACAATTTTGCTCGAAGTACCGCGCCTTGCGCACTAACTCCAGCCGCGTCGCCTGATTCGCGTCAAATCTGGCATCCGTCGTAAAACTCCAAATGTTGGTTCGGTCCCCCAACTGGAAGCGCCGGCCAGCCTCGTAAAAGTTTTCAATCGTGACGCCAGAGCGCGGCAGTTTCAAATGCCGTAACGCTTCATTCCTACGCGGCGGCAGTACGGCACGATTAAAGGTAGCTGGAGTATTTTTCATTGGCCGAGGAAGTAACCGATTCCATAACGTCCGCCCGTGAAGTCGCTGCGAAACTTTCTGACTGAGCGCAGATTTACCGTCATCATCTGCTGGTAAATCTGCGCGTCCGTCCCCGCCGCTCCCGTATTGCTCAGGATGGCAGCGGACGCGAGATCGTAGGCGTCGCACAATTCACCCATCATTCGTTTGGCGATGATCGGAGAAAAGTCATGCAGCATTTGAAACGAAGAGCCGCCGCCCGCCTCCTGTGAAGACGCCAGCCATGTCCCCGGCGTCGGGCCATTGATGGCCGCGTCGCATGTGGCCAGCCCTGCCAACAGCAAAGCCTGCAAAGACTTTTCCGGGGCGCACTGTGCGAAAATCAAGCGGAGCTTGTCGCGTTTGTCCTGACTTCTAATCTCAGCCATCTACCCAACCGGCCAACGTCAACTTTTGGCGGCGGGTTTTTCGGCGTCCTTGCTCACCACTTTCGGGGGCGGCGGCGGGGCGAGAATGCCGGTGATGATGGCAGCAATCAGGATGTTGCGCTCGCAATCTCGCATGTGGTTCGGTCCCACCGTGAACCACTTGTAACTTGTTACCCCGCGAGAATCCACGACCTCCCGGCGAACATCTCCCACCATTTGCAGGATGTAATCTTTTGCCGTTTCGGCTGGCAGCGTCCATTCGCCCAGCAACCCCGTCATGTATTCGGCGAGCAAATCGTTCGTGGCATCGTTGCAGTGCATGTACAGCGGGATGGTGGCAACCCGCGCCCGTGTCTGCGGGTTATAGACGGTGGCCACCGTCCGATTCCAAATCTGTCGGGCGGTCACACTCACCGCCGGATTGTTCGGATGCGGTTTGGTGACTAAGAAATAATCGCGGCTCTCCCCCTTGAATGCCTTCCAGTTGGATGCAAGGCAGAAACGGTAAATCTCTTGGGCCTTGAAACCCGAATCAATCAGCGCCGATGTCGGGCCGATTTTATTATCATTACGGATGGTTTGCAGTTCGGCCAGTGTCCGTGCGGTCCCATGCATCACGAGCCGGCTTTTTCCAAAGTCGCCATATTCCCGAATCACATACGGATAATGCACGCCGCCCTTTTCCTGCACGTCGGCTGAGATGAACCGGCGCTTGGCTTCCGGCCATACCTCCCCGTAGGCGTAGTTGAATTTTCGGGCCTCTAAGAATCCGGCATCTTCGATCACCCCCAGCCGGTCCTGCCACGGCTCACCCAGGGTTTCGGTGATGAATGCCTTTAGAGGTTCCGGGTTGCCGCCTTTTGCCTGCTCAACCGCTTTAAGAAATTCCACGACGAGCTTGTCCCAATCGCAGGATTCCCAAACGGCTTCAAAGGCGCAACCGCTGAAACTGGCGTAGCCCGGCGATGCGGTCGGGTTATAGTCGTGCGTATGCATGGTGCGGATGAGTTCGTATTTATCAGCGTTGGTGATGCGGTGCTTGCATTCATGGTTTTCACATTCAAAATAAACCGTCTTCGCTACCTCCGTGTAGTTCCATACCCCTTTGGGTTTCGTTTCCTCGTTCGTGTCCCAACGAAAGCCGCCATCCTCCCGCGCCTTGGGCCAGAGACTTGTAGCCTCCCGGCCAAATCGAATCGGCTGACTGTGGTTGCACTTCGGACAATGATAATGCGCCCGTGTCTGTGTCCCCTCCATGTAATCGGTGTGCAATTCGTCGCCCTCGTTCCCCGCCGTCCCCGCCGAAATTTCCAGCGAGTTTGGAAATGTCCGCATCCGCTTCCGCAGCAAATCAATGCTCCCTTTTTTCCACTCCCGGCGCTCGTCACAGTAAATTCGGCGGATAGGGTCAGATTGCAACTTTGCCCGCGAGTTTGAACCCCGCAGCAAGAGATTCATTCCCTCGAATTGCACCAGCCCCTTGCTTCGCCCGTGTAGCAGCTTTGCCACCGGCTCACATCCTTCGATGTACGGCATCAACCGCTTCGGGATAAATTCATTCATGTGGTCCGCCTCCGCCATAACCCACATGGTATCTGCCGGGTCCTCTTTGACGTTGCGGAGAAAATCAATAAACAGCGCCGTCGTTTTGACGTATTGGGCGCACATTTGAATGACTACCCGCTTCATCCCCGGCGTCCGCATGGCGGCAAAAATGAATTTTGCAAACGGGGTGAATTGGACTCGCCAATTACTGCCTGCGAACGGGCCATCCGGCACGGTGACATTTCGTTCCGCCCAAACTTCGGTTGGCTCCATGTCCGGCGGCGAACACAGGTCCGAAAGAAAGGCGGCAAACTCCGCTTCCGCGTCTTTCCAGTCCTCAAGATTGAGAACTATTTTAGCCATTTACTATCCTCCAATGCTTTCCAGATTGAAGTGAGTTCCTTTTGAATCTCCACTGCCGCCGTCGCCGTGTCCGGGGCCATCCGCGCCAACATCACCAGCCGGCTCACACTGGTAAAAGTCCGGGACTTGGCCGATAGCAACAGCTTGGAAAAAACCTGCTTGGCCATCACCTTGGGAATCAATTCCTCTCGTGACCTGAAAAGATGGTCCCGCAGCTTTTCATTCTGCAAAAGAATCTGCTCTGCTTTCGCGCTGGATGCCTTGCCGCCGGCTCCGTCATCATCTGGGAATTCATGTCCCTTTGATTTCGCGTAGGCTTTCCACTTGGCCACCTCCAGCTTTCCATTTTCTGCCGCGCCCGGATTGTCTGGCTCTTTCAACCATCGCTGAATCGTCTTGCGTGTGACCCCTAGCATTTGCGCCAGCTTCACCTGATTGTCAGCCCACTTCGGCAGCAGGGTTTCTGGGGAGCCGCCGGCACCATCCGCAATTTGCTGGAGTAACAACCGCTCTTGCGTCGCCAGAATTTTACCGCTGGCAACTTTCTTCACCATGTTGGTTAGATCAGAGGTAAGAATCTTTTTGGCCTGCTCCTTCGTGATACCAGAATTGCTCGCCGTCGCCACTACGCCCGGCGGCGGGGTGGACGCGGGATTCTTTTGCTCCGGGTCGGGTTTTTTATTAGCCATATAAAAAAGGCGTCCCCGAAAGGGACGCCATAGTCAGGGCATGTGGCAACGGATTAGGAACCTGAGCTACCGCTGCTTTTGCTCGCGCCCTTGCTAACCGACTTGCTGTTCTTGCTCGGTTTGGATTTGCCCGCACCGATGCCGGTTTTCTTCTTAACGGCGTTGTACTCTTTTTTCAACTGCGCGATTGATTTTGCTTTGGCCATATTATTTCTTTGGTTGAGGTTTTTGTTTTCCCGCTACCGGGTTCACCAAAGAGGCCAACGTCAACTTTTTAGTTTTTTCTTGGACTTGAAATTCGCCGGAATCGTACCCATGCCCACCATTGATTTTTCCGTCTCACCCGTGTTGAATTTTCGTGTGATAGTCGGCAATTCTACCCCCAGCCGTTTGGCGACAAATTTACCGTCGAGGTATTTGTCCCCGTGATTCGCCCAATCCATCGCCTTTAGAAAGGCGTCCTTTTGTTCCCGGCTTTGGAAGCACACCGCGAACCAGTATTCCGTGTCGGTGTTATCCTTGAAGGTCTGGGCCTCACCCGTCGCCGCTTTCTTGAAGGCTACCAGTGCGGCGGACATCATTCCCTTGCAGTCCTTCTCGGCATCCCCGGTTTCCGGTACGGCATCCATTGGATTCACCCGGTCCAGTTTTCCGAGTTCCGCGTCCAAGTCTGGCAACTGTACGTCGTCAGCGCTCAGCGCAGACATGGCCTGCTCTAATTCTAAATCGCTTTGTGATGGGGCCGGTTGGCTAGTAGGTTGTTTTCGCATATTCGTATCGTTTCAATTCCAGTTCCGCGAGGGGGAAATATTCCAGAATCTTCGCGTAGTCATCTGGAAAGTGTTGTTTGACCGGATAGAGAAAACGGAAATCAACTCCGTCAAAACTCCGTCCGAAAAGTTGGTAGTCAATCGGCATCAAAGCGCCCGACTCTTTTATCCGGTGAACCAATTCCGCTTTGCGCCAGTCCCAAACGGGATAAAAGAAATTCCGATTCCAATTGATACCACCACGCAGCTTGAAGTTGGACCGGCGCATGATCGAATCTGCGGCCCTGATTCCCTTGGCGTCAAAAGTTCGGAGGGGAATGTCCGCCGTCACGCAAACCATGTCGCGTAGTTCTTCATAGTCCAAATCCCCCAACTCGAATGATTCAATTGTCGAAATCCTACCCGGCGGCTGGAATGTCAGGCCGCGCAGCATCCGCCAAAGTCCATGATGCGGCAGTCTATAAATCCGTGTCTCGAAAAAGTCTTCGTAATACCGCAGCGAGTTTTCGACAAATTCCAAGTCTGGCACGATGTACAGGAAGTACGGGACAATTCGCTTGAAGTAGGGCCGGAGTGCCAGCCATGCCGCGATTGAATCTTTCCCGGCAGAGAACGAAAGAATCACCGTGTCCGTCGTTGCGGCAATCCGCTCCATCACCTTTTCCGAGTTTTCAACTCCGGGAAATACGACCCGTTCAAATTGTGGTTTCAATTCCATTTCGTTAAGTGTAATACAGAACGTAGTGACACGGAAGGCAAATCGCACGCCATTTGCAGACACCTGCCAATCCATCCCCGTAGCCGATCTCATTTCGGCCATGCGGGAGCACGGCGACGCCCTGTCACGCCTGCCCCAGCCACCATTGCGGCGCGATGACACCCATTGAAAACAATGGTGTCCTGAGATTCTGGGATTTTCACCCGTTTTCGTGTTTTCCCCCGTCATTTCGTCATTTCCGGGAATTGTCGTCATAATACCCCCGTATTCATTGGGGAGAACACACCCCAATTAAATGGAGATTAAACTTGTGAAGTAATACAAATTGTAATACATTATCAATACGGTGATTGTGAGATTGACACCGACCAAAAACAAACACTCTGCGAGACGGGGCAGGCCGCGAGGCTGTCAAACCACCGTCAAGACGCAAAATCAAAACTGGTGACGCAACCGTCATCCAACCCGTGAAACGAATCCAAGTAGTTCGCGGGCTTCGGAAGTTATCGAAACAAACCATCAAACGAGATTTAGAAACGGTTTTTTGGGCGAACCTAGAGTATTTGACTTTCCGAAAAAATCCCCCGGTGAATTAAGACGGAAGAAAATCCCGTCATTGAGATGTCATTTTTCCGAAAGGAAATTGTGGACAGTCCAGCCGGGGGGTGGTCGCCGAAAACTTCTTCGGCCTGATGATGGCGGGTCAGTAACCCGCCGAAACCACAACAATCAAATTCACCTGATACATGAAAACGATTAACGACCGCCACCACAAATCAAACGGACAAGGACAAGGTATGAACTGGATTCGCAAAGAAAAACGGCTCGCCATTTATCTCCGGGATGGACTGGCCTGCTGCTACTGCGGCAACGGTATCGAAGATGATGCCAAGCTGACATTGGACCATCTGAAACCTCACAGCAAAGGCGGCAGCAACGAGCCATGCAATTTAGTTACCTGCTGCCACAAGTGCAATTCATCACGCGGCAATCGCAGTTGGAAACTGTTTGCCGCCAAAGTCGCCGGCTACATCAATCACGGAATCACCGCCGCCGACATCACCAGCCACATCACCGCTACCACCCGCCGGGGGGTGGACGTAGCCGCCGCCGCCGCACTGATTGCCCGCCGGGGGGGATTTGTAAATGCAATGAACAACTGACCGCTAAACCACAACCAACAAAACACAGCCATGAAAAATAACAGCAACAACATCAACGCCGTCGTCGTGCGGCTCTCCATTAGTATGTTCTCCAATCAGCGCCAAGATCGCGCCATCACCGATGATGTCAAGATGCGCAAAGCGTTGGGGCAGGGGGCCGGCAAGTGGGTTAAATACAAACTGCCTGACGAATCGCTCAAAGCCATCCGCGAATATGCCACCCTCATTCGCGGCTATCATTACAACTTCACTTCGCCGTGGGAGGAAGGTTCCCGCCTGCTATCCGGCAAGGCCCGTCCCGAATACGACGCCAAGATGGATTATTTCTATTCCGAATATATGAAGCTCGTTGACGAGTTCGGCACCCAATACCCGAATTGGATTGAACACGCCAAAGTGATGCACGCCAGCACCTTTGACGAATCGGATTATCCAGAGTGGGCCACCTGTCGCTGTATGTTCGGCATCGCCCGCGAATACTTCCCCGTCCCCAAGCCGGACCATTTCAGTTCGGACATGAAAACGCTTTATGGTGCCGGCCTCGAAGCCCTGACCGAAAAGAAACTTGGCGACGCCGTTGCCGATACATGGGAGCGGTTAATCAAGCCCGTGCAACTGATGGCGGAAAGACTTGCCAGCCCCGACGCCATTTTCCGCGACACCCTCGTAGATAACGTGAAGGAAATGGCCAGCATGATTCCGCTCTTGAACATCACCGGGGATAAGAAAATGAATGAAGCCGCCACCGTCATTCAGTCAACCCTCGCCAGTTTGGACGTGGCTGTTCTGCGGGAAAACAAAGTGGAGCGCAAGGTTGTCGCCGAAAAGGCGGCTGAAATCCTCAACCGCTTCGGCTCTCTCGGCAAACGCAAACTCTCCACGAACTAATATGAACGAGAAACAAATGACACTCGGCACCGATTACACGCGGGCTGTTGACCCCGTGGGTTGGTACGCATCGGAAAAACTTTGGGACATCCGCTGTTATTGGGATGGTTCCAAATTCTGGACACGCAGCGGCAAGCATCCTGTTTTGCCGTTCTACTTCACTGCCGCAATGCCCAAAGGCATTGAGTTGGACGGTGGTATCTACTGCGGGCGCGGTGGACAGGAAGCCGCCCGCAAGCTCTGTCAATATGGGCACTGGCCGAAAGGCATCGAACCGATGTTTATGATTTACGACGTGCCCCAAGCATTCGGCAATTGGGCACAACGCATCGAAACTGCCGCGATGATAAACCACAACTGCCCGGTAGCTCATACAGTAAATGGTTGGGTGGTTGAATCCATCGCCCAACTTCAAACAGCGGTTGCCATGACCCTGCAATGCGGCGGTGAAGGCATTATGATTCGCAATCCGAAAATCACCCGCTACGAATGCGGTCTTACTTCTAACCTCCTGAAAATTAAAAATCCAAACGTCCTTTAACCATTAACACCTGAAAAAATATGTCACACGTTGTATCCATCAAAGCTGAGTTGCGCGATCTGGCCGCCGTCAAAGCCGCCTGCCTCGAACTCGGTTTGAAGTTCAAAGAGAATCAGAAAACAATCCGCTGGTTTGGCCGTTGGGTGAACGATTACGACCGCGACAACGCGGCCTACAAACTCGGCATCAAGCCTGACCAATACGGCACCAGTGACCACGCCATCGAAGTCCCCGGCTGCGGTTACGACATCGGCTTGCTCCAGAATCCAGAAACCGGCGGGTACAAACTGTACTTCGATTTCTACGGACAAGGCCGACAGATTCAGCAAGTCATCGGCACCAACGGCCAGAAGTTCCTGCAAATCTACTCCGCCCACAAACTCACAATGGAGTCCAAGAAAAAAGGTTGGCTCGTAAATCGCCAGCATCAAACCAACGGCGACATCAAACTCGAAATCGTTTCCCTCTGAATTATGAAAAAAATCATCTGCACCATTAACGGCGACGGCGAGGTCACTATGGAAGGCGTCGGCTTCAAAGGTACGGCTTGCGACAAGGCAATGTCTGAACTTGAAAAGTCTCTCGGCATCCAAATGAAACGGGTGAACAAGCCGGAGTATTCCGCGCAAACGTCAACCACGGCAAAGCAGACGGCAGGGGGTGGACAATGAAGTCCCTCATTCGTATCACGCCGGATGGAAACATTATCGGCATCCGCACTGAGCCGCTTGCCGCCATCCTGACTAATGGCTTCGGTGAGGTCATCACCACCCGCGCCTCCCACGTCCTACCTTGCCACGCCGGCAAGCGATTCGCCTTCCGGCTAATTCGGGCAATCTTCGGTGAACGGGGACGCATCGCCGAATGGCAGCGACGTTGGCGGGGACCGTGGCAAGTGACATGGGCCAACTGCCCGGAGCGCGTTGTCTTCACTCACCCGTCCCGCCGCGTCTGTATCAATTGGGAAATCAAATCACTCAACGAAAGGCTCACCCGTGAAAGTAACCACGTCTAAGGACCAAGCGCAAAACCTATTCGCCCTCAGTGAAATGGGAGCCTTGGAAGTGTTCAAATCCGTCCCGCCGCAACTTATTTGCGACGGCATCATTCAGATAGATTCCGAAACCTACCTGCTTGGCACCAACGACCGGGGCACAATCGTCCTTCACTTCCTAGAGAATACCACCAAAGCCGAAGCATGGGAATTTTTCCAGAACATGCGCGGCGAAAGATGCAACCACATCAACCCGCGAATTTCCTTCGTCGGGCCTTCCCAAAACAACGCAGCTAACAACTAACAATCAATACCTGAAACAAATTATATGAAACATCAAATTGCCAACTACGTCCGCGCTGGTTACTCCGGTCTGTACATCGTCAGCCACGAAGAACAACGGGTCGAAAAAGAAATGCTCGCCGTCGCCACCGAAACAAAATTCAAACTGTGTTGGTGGTCCATCACCGAAGGGATTATGAATCAGGCTGGCGAATCGGAAGTCGCTGATTCAAACGACCCTTTCACCATGCTCGACTCGCTGCCGAAGCTGGGTGAGAAAACCATCATCCTCTTGCGTGACTTTCATCTGATGCTGGCGGATGTCAACCCGCTGATGTTCCGCAAGTTGCGCGATCAACTAGCCATCGGCAAAAATTCCAACCGGGTTATCGTCATCGTCGGCTGTCAGTTGAAACTGCCGCCCGAACTCGAAAAAGAAATCACCGTCATTGAACATCGCTTGCCCAACCGGGAACAACTGCATGTCATCCTGCAAACGATTGCCAAAGAAAACGGCGTAGTCCTCAACGGTCGCACCGATGAAGTATTGGATGCCGCTGGCGGACTGACATCCACCGAAGCGGAAAATGCCTACGCCCTATCCATCATCGAAGCAAAGGACGTTCTCCCGGCCATCGTCGCCCGTGAGAAATCCAACACCGTCAAGAAAAACGGGTTGCTCGAAATCGTCACCGACAAGATCACGTTGGACGACATCGGCGGCTTAGAAATCTTAAAGGCCGACCTTAACATGAAGCGCAACCTGTTCAGCAAAGCCGCTCGTGAATATGGTCTGCCTACGCCACGCGGGCAACTCTACTGCGGACAGGCCGGCACGGGCAAGAGCCTGTGTGCCAAAGCCTGCGCCTCCGTGTTCGGCCTACCGCTCTTGAAACTTGAAGCCGGCAAAATCTTCGGCTCGCTCGTCGGTGAATCGGAGCGCAACTGGCGGGCGGCGTTTGCAACGGCCAAGGCTGTCGCGCCTTGTGTTCTGTGGATTGACGAAGTGGACGGATTGTTCGCCGGTAGCGAGTCGTCCGGCAAGACTGACGGCGGCACGACCGCCCGCGTCATTAAGGCCATCCTGCAAGACATGCAGTTCAACGGCGAAAACATCTTCTTTGTTTTCACCGCGAATGACATTGACGGATTACCCGACCCGCTAATTGACCGGCTCGATGTCTGGAGCGTTGACCTGCCGAACCAAGCGGAGCGCGAAGCCATCCTGAAAATACAGATCGAAAAGTATGGCCGCAAAGCCAAGGGATTCGACCTGCCGGAAATCGCCGCCGCCCTTGAGGGTTTCTCTGGCCGGCAGATTGAACAAGTCTGGATAAAGGCAATGACGGTCGCCTTCAACGCCAAACGGGAACCGTCCATGAAGGATGCTGTCACCGTCGCCAAGACGTTCGTGCCGACCTCCGTACTGATGGCCGACGTGATTGAGAAACGCCGCAAGCGCCTCGCCAACCGCGCCATGTCCGCCAGCGCGCCGGAAGAAATCAAACGGGGTGGACGCAAGCTCGCCGCCTGATTAACCAAACAAGCCGGGGGAGTTACTAACCCAGCCCTTCAAACAACCATTAACAAACACACCGCAATTAACACCTGAAAGAAAATAACCGTATGTCAAAAATCAAAAATGCAGTTGTCCCCGCCGTAACCGATGAAGCCCTTTGTGCCGCCCTGCAAACCGATGCCGGCAAGGAAGTGCTCGGCCTTGTCCTCGCTGACCTGTTCGCTACCGGCGGTTGGTCCATCCCTGACGACGCCATCGTCGGTATCTACGCCAACAAGATCAACCAGCTCGAAACTCAATTGAAGTCACAGCTAGACCTGATTAAACAACTCGCCGCCGAAGTGCGCGGCGACAAAGCGAATCCGGCATCTTCCGGGCGCGTGGATGTCATCGCCGCCGCCGCCAAAGCGGATAAACCCATCAAGTCAGCTAAACCCTCAAAGAAATAGTCAACCCCCGAAGCAAAATCCCCGGCGCGTCTTTCGATGCGCCGGGGACCGCTTCAATACAACACCTGATACAGTTATGAAACCGAAGCAAATACAACCTGCTCAATACTGCCCAACAAGTCCAGATGAATTCATCGGCCCGGCCCGTGAACTCGCCCGCATCTTTGCCACCAAAGCAAAGACTCTGATGGCCGACCGCACCGCATCCCTCAAATATGTACTCACCGGCACGCCCGGCATTGGCAAAACCAAACTGGCCGAATTCCTGGCCTCCCAACTGACCGGGGAAACAATCCGCAACGGCCAATCGTTCAATGTCGAATCGGTGAATGGCCGCAACGTGAATCTAAACCTTGTTCGCAAATGGCAGGAGCAAGCCCGCTACATGGCAACGGGGTGGTCCGTTAAGATCGTCAACGAGCTAGACACCATGTCTATGGAGTCGCAAGACTTGACGCTCACCTACCTTGACGAGCTACCCACACGGACCGCCATCATCGGCACGTCGAATCTGAAAATCACGGACCTGCACGAACGGTTTCAAACCCGGCTCCAGCAATTCAACGTGAAGGCACCGGACGAAAAAGCACTGACCGCATTGCTCACCAAGTTTGGCCTGAACAAAATGACCATCAGCCAAATCGTTGTCGGCTGCGGTACGAATGTCCGCGCCGCCCTTCTCGACACGCAATCCATCCTCGACGCCAAACTCGCATGAAAATATCTGACTACATCAAAAACCAATCGCAGCTTGTCCGCGACGAATGGTTCAAAGAACACAAAGCGCAACTGCTCTTGGGAATTAAATCCATTCCCTGCTGCGAGCGTGACCATAATTTCGAGGGTGACTGCGACCGGCATCCAAAGGGCATCATCAGACAAACAGAGATGAACCCTGTCATCCTCATCGGCTGGCAGAATCCCAAGTCATGGAACTACGGCTGCCGGTTCATCATTCATCGCCGCTGGCTGACCGTGGTGGGCGACCTCGGCGAAGCCGTATATGAATGGAGCGAAGATTTGACGCTGACGTTTCTCGCCAGCATTGAATTGAGTTATTTCCTGTCCAAGTGCCGCGCATCCGAAACCGGCAAAGACTTCAACACGGTTGACGCCCATGTCGCCCGCGAACAGTTCCAGCAATTCAAAGACGAAATCAACGACAAAAAAGTGTTGGAGATTTTGAACGAATGGGATGGCTGCTTTGACAAGCACGACTTGTTCAAGCTGGCACAAAAGATTTACGACCAGACTGGTTATCCCGAAACCGCCAGCCACATCGCTTCACTGGGGACGGTTCCCCATTGCCGGGCGATTGCTCACTTCGTCGGACTGCAAATGGCGATTCAACAATTAACAAAAAAATAAGTGAACATCCATCCATTAACACAGGCGGTCGAAAATCTCGACGCCGCGATCACCGCAACCTTCCACAGAGACGAACGGGCGATGTTGTCATCTATACTCGCCGCGCTGACGGCTTTGC